CAGGCCACCGCCAGGAACACCGGTTGGTGTTACTCTTTTTGATTGAACATGACCAGTCAGTGTGGAAGATGTGGAAGGATTCCACAAATCTCCCATGATATCGATATCACTCTGACTCAAAGATGGTAGAATGAGATATGAATTCATCGTAGTCGAACCCACACCAATATCAAATATAGATCTTGTAAAGTAAGTGTTAACACCAACAGTTGTCAAATACTTTTGTTGGGATCCATAATCTGGATGGTCATACTTTGATATGAGACCAAGATTAGTATATCCATAGCCAGCGGTAGATACTCCAACTGTTGGAACTATGGTTAAACTTTGAGTGAAGAAAGCTGCAGATCCTGTATCAACTTGAAAATTTCCATATAAAACTGACGGAATTGTATTTCCTTCACCTCCAGGAATAGTTCTAGGATCTGATTGTAGTGATCCATCCGCAGTTGTAGTAATTGCAATAATACCACCAGATCCAGTATTATTAGCAATAGTTAAACCGGCAGTTGAATTAATATGACCCTCAACATTTAATGTGGAATCTATACCAGTTAAGAAACTTGAATTATTAGTTGTTCCTACACCAACAACTCCGGCAACAAATAAATCTTCTTCGGCAATAGTCATGGAACCAATACCAAGAGTTCCACCAACTACAAAGTCATTAAAAGTGCTAACGCCAGTGAGAGTTCCGAAGTTTTGTGTATCTGGCATTGGAATGGAACTTCCATCACCAAATGTATACTCAAATGATCCAGAACCAACAGTCATAATGCCAGTGACTTTGGCATTTCCACGGAGAATAGAATCTCCACCAACATCTAGATTGTGTTCTAGAACGGCACCACCACGATTTACTCCAAGTTTTCCATCATAAGTGGTTTTTAATACGTCTGCACCATCATATCTTACTGCGAAGTTTCCTGTGCTTCCTGTTCCTGTTCCGCCATGAAGAGTGAAGTTAATATCACCAACATCAAAGTTTGTGAAATTTAGTGTTCCTGCTCCTGGAGTGTAGAGCATTCTTGCACTACTATTTCCTGCGCCTACAGATTCTCCGATACTTACAGAAGAATTTGTCGTGCTAGTAATAACCAAACTCGCAGCAGAAGACTTATCAATTCTTAAGTCATCAAACGTTCCAATACCTACATCTGCATTAGTAAGATTTGCATTAGTGATGGTTGCAGTTGTAATTCCTGCTTCTGTTGCAGTTACAACACCAACAAATTTAGTTGCGGTTATGATACCACTCGTGTTTGCACTAAATGATGCCGACAGTGTTGATGCAAAAGAAACATTTGCAGTTCCATCAAATGGAATAACAGAAGATTCTAAGTCACCAGTGATTGAAAAATCTCTTGAAGTTTCTAGTTTTGTTGTTGATGCAGCAACACCTGTCAGATTTCCAACAAAACTTCCATATAATGTTGTTGCAGAAACAATACCACTGGCAAAGATATCACCATTGGTCATTCCAATTCCAGTAGAAGTTAATGGATTCTCTTCTATCTGGAAAATATAATCTGGATTGGCAGTCTTAATTCCAACAGGCCCAAATGTATGAATACCAGTGCTACTTGCAGTTGTTATCCATGCAGTAAATCCATATCCAATCAGATTACTTACTGCAGGAGAATTACCAACCTGAAGTTGTGCAGTTGTAAGAATTCCAGTATTTACAAGATCTGTGGTAGTTAAAACACCGACTGTTGCAATACCTGCATATAAAGTATCAGTCGTCGTCAATCCAATAGTTTTTGTTACTCCATAAACACGAAGAGCACCACTGGAATTTCCGTAAATATCTAAGAATTCCTGTGGTCGAGTAGTTCCAATTCCAACTCGACCTGCAGAATCTACTACAAAGTTATCATTATCAACCTGAACACCATTACGAAAATTGAATGGTTTACTATAATTTGCCATCTCTTATAGTTTTAAAGTTATTTATCCTGTAGTCTCTGTTCAAGTGCCTCAACTTTACCAGAGAGTTCCTTAACTGCCTCTATAAGCAGTGGGACAAGTTTTTCATAATGAACTGCCAAGTATCCATTATCTCTCGTTGTGACCAATCCTGGGAGACCCAGAGACTCAACTTCTTGTGCAATCACACCAGTTTCAGTTCCTTCTTTGGTGGTATTCTCGTTCCAATCAAATGTATATCCACCGAGAGAAACAACCTTTGCGAGAGGATCATCAATAGCAGTTACATTATCTTTCAGTCTTTGGTCAGAAGTATAGAATGCTGTAATGTCATCAGTAACATTAAGTGTGCCAGTAATTTCAGTATTAGTGCTGATTGCAACTTTGGATGCTGTAGTAGCACTGAGAACCAAATCTCCAGAACTCGTATCAATAGTTTGATCATCAGTTATGGCAACTTTAATATTACCAAATGTGCCACCAGTAGATACGACAGATCCAGTTATATTTAAAGTTCCACCAACATATAAATTCTTAGCAATACCAGCACCACCACTAAGAATCAATGATCCACTAGAACTACTATTTGATTGTGTGGTATTTTTAATTCTTAAGACACCAGATACTGTGGCATTATCTTTGATTCTAACTTCTTTATCAAAATTAACAGGGCCATCAAACTGTGATAGAATCTGCTGAGAATCTCCACCCTCAACAACAATTCTTTCTTTAATCGTAACTTCATCAAAGATTGCACTCAATCTTGCAGGATCGGCACCAGTAATTGTCGGAATTGGAGTATCAAATGATGTCTCTTCACCAGTTGCAGATGACTTCTTGGTATTACCAATATAGAAGTCACCTCTGTTGTTCATACCAGTGTAAACAACAATACCAGAACTTCTTTCCTGTGCCTGAGATAAGAACTCTTCTTTTTCAGTCAGTGTTCTGTTCTGAACTTGTGGGAGACCTGTGGAGTAGTTACCAGGGCCATATCCAAGGTATTCAAATGTATGACCAGAAGCACGAATGATTGAAGGTCTACGGAATTCGACTGGAAGTGGATTAATCTTCTTAACTAATGATCCAGAATCATGTGACTTAACTTCCGTTGCCAGTGCTCCACGAATAACAACAAGTTTATTAGTTCCAAAGAATGTTGAAGATGCAACTCTCATAATTTCACCTTCAACCTGAATGTAAGATCCCAGAGGGAATCTACTCATTGTCGAAATACCAGCATTTGGATGTGATACTGGAATGTGAGTTGTTGTGATACCTACAGAAGCAGTGGTATTCAGAACATCTCCACCATAGAAAGTATTTCCTCTTGAGGCAACACCTTCATTACTTGCATCAGATACTCCAGAGTTAGCAGAGAGGAAGTGCTTGAGAATGTGTGTTGGAGTTCCTCCAAGTGCAGTGGTTGTCTTTGCAGTGAAAACAGTTGCCGATGTTCCTGATACAACAATAAAGTCTCCCAAATTATTCGAGTTGGCATCAATAACTTTAAATTTGTTACCTGCCACAAGACCATGTGGATCTGAGCATGTAAATGTTGTTATCTCTGATGCAAATGATGTTGTGCTAACTGGAATTGATGGACCAGTGTTGATCACGATTTGCCCAGCAATCACACTAGGATCTCCTGTTGTTCTACCGATTGAAATCGAATCTTTATCAGGAACTGTATTGATCCGATAGTATGCATCTGCAACTGTAGAAATGCCAGTAATTTGAACGACATCACCAACATTGCTAATGATTCCACCAGCAGCAAGAGTAATATAAGCATCATTTGAACCACCTATATCGGTAGTATCAAAATACAAAGTATTTCCAGAAGCATATCCAGATCCTGTTGATTGAATCTCAAAAGCACTGATCGCTCCAGATCCTGCCGATCCGGTCAATGTTACTTTTGCCGTTGCACCATCCCAATTTCCTGAAGCTCCGTTGGTCAGAAGTTTTACATTATAATAAGTTCCTGCTGCATTTCTGTCACTGGTTCCTGCAGTTAAGGTTCCTTCAATAACGCCATTGAAACCATGATTTCTTGCAAAGGAAACTGTTGATATTCCACCAGAGAGTGGTAAAACAGAATCTACAACTAAATTTTTAGTTAACTTAACAATAAGATGATTAGCAGTATCTCTTGTAATACTTCCTTTCAGATCACTGGTATGAACATCACCAATCGGTGACGAAAGTGCATATGAGGTTGCATTGGTTGGAGAATCATTTGGATTATCTCTATCAAGTTGAGGATAAAGATCCGTAACGTTTTGACTGTATTTTAAATCAGTAAATTCAGTTGTAATTCCAACATCTGCTCTAAGTGCATAAACGTGATATACACCATCTTGCTGATCTTGAATGTATTCATCAATAATTTCATTTCTATAAACATAGAAATTACTCTGAATATTATTCCTTTCGTATCTTGGAAGAGATAATGTTCTAGTGTTTGTATCATTGGTTCCACCAGAACCAGGTTTTGTGATATTGGTGTTGACATATGTAAATTCCATATTGTTGGAACTTACGGATTTAACGGAGAAAGATCCGTTGTATCCAGAATTGAATGCACCTGCGGCATTACTTGTGTCAGTTACATTTCTGATAATGATATGATCACCAACATTTAAATTATGAGGTAATTCGGTAATTACAGTAGACTCTTGTGGATTTGCTCCACTATTGTGAGTGCAAGTTGAGATAAATCTTGGATTCCTTTCAAATTCATAATCTGTGCTATCAATATCTGTTAAAGTAAAATCACTAATATCTCTGGCATTTGTTGTGCTAGATTCTTGAATAATAAATCCTGCTTCAGGAGTTTTTCCATTTGCAAGTTCTTTTGGAATTACAACTCTGAACTTATAAATTTTTTCATCCAAACTTCTTGGATCTGGATTTCTGACAAAGAAGGTAGGTTCAGTCTGCCCAGATTCAAATGCAGATGCACCTAAAGTATTCAATTGTGAGTAAATTGTATTGCTGGAATTGACATTTACATACCAACGACCCGGAGTAGAATCCCACTGAACTGGGTGACCAATCTCTCCTGCAATCTTATCAGTAACTCTACTTTGAACTCTTAACTTTGTTCCACCATAAATTGTAATTGCCTGCCCGTTATCAGCATCTGTTTTTGTTGATGCGAGTTTTATCTTTTCGGTATTTGGTGAGGGAAGTGCAATTGCAAAATATGTTACATGAGGTATAATATTTTCTGGATAGTTTGCATCATCACTAATGATGACGACCTTTTCGCCAGTTTGAATTCCATGATTCAGACCCAAATCCAGCATACTGGAAGTTACTGAATTTACAGTCTTTTCTTTAAAAGAACTTTCAGTGGTTCCTGGAATTAAAATATTTGCAGAATAATCAGAACCATTAATAGTAACAAATAATTTATCATCAATCTTTGCACCTATACGATATCCCTGTGTCAGAACCAGTGGAGGGTTATCTTCGGATTCAAATCCTGCAAGGTAAAGTCTATCAGAACTTGCATTTGCATTTAAACTTGTATTGGTAGTGATACCAACATCAATGTTCAACCAGTCAATTGGTTCATCTTCGGATGTAATTGATCTTGGTGTGAACAGATTTGTAATGAATGCCTTATTATCTTTGGCAAATGCTTCCTTTCGGAATCCATCAGAAATCAGTGATAACTGACCAAAGTTTGAGTTAGAGTTTGTGATTGATGCATCACCACCACTTTCACAAACAAAGTGCTTGTTATAACCAATAGCGAAGACAGAAACAATCTGTAAGATTGCGTTTTGACTGATCTTAATGTGTGTTTGTTCCCATCCGCTTCTATAAACTGCCTGAGAATCTAAGTGATATACTTTTTGTGGATCTGTTTGACTTGATCCATTTGAAAGACTTGCACCTTCAACTTTTGAATACGCAACTCCATCATAAGATCTAGAAGTCTTATTATATTTTACGAATGCACGGTCATCTTTCTGGAGAGAAACACCAGTAAACTGTGCAACAACCATTGAACGGAATCCATCTGCCTTAGATCCGTCAGCGTGCATTCCGTTCATGCCATAAACAGAACGGAGAGAGATATTAAAGATGTAAGGAGATGCACCAGAGACAGTATCCGTCTCAATAGTTACGGTTGCTCCAGAAGCATTTCCTGGAGTGGTTAGATTTGTTCTGAATACTGGGAGCAGATATGTGAAAGTTCTCGCATCCGTAACGTTCTGAACTTTTGTCGCAATATTATAGTCTGCAGGAACAACGCCATTGATTTTGATAGGAGTTCCTTCAGATAAACCGTGATCTGTTGCGGTGGTTACAGTGACTATATTGCTAGGAGTTCCGCCAGATCCTGCCTCAATTGAATTAATACTAATTGGATCAGATGCAAATGCTCCAACAATTTCAAACTCTGGTCTTTGCTTCGCAAATCCATCAGGTTTTGCAGGATACTTATCATCGATATTTCTATTTGGGCTTCCAGATCCAGTTCCATATGCATTGGAAAGTTTTCCATAATACATATCAAGATCTGTCAGTGCATAATCACCAGTGCTGTCAGATACTAAATTTACACCATCAGCATACTCGAAGCAAGTAAGTTTATGGTGTGAGAAAATTGGTTTAGACTTATTTCCAGAAGTGAAGTCTGCCTTATCGGTATAGACTGTAGTGTTTTCATTTCCATCAAAGAATGAAAACTGCCAGAAGTAACATGCACCAGTAATTCTAAAGATTGCAGATCCTTCTAAAGAATCATCTGTCGGGTTTGGAACATAAAGGGGTCTAATTTTAGTCTTTCTTAAGTCAAGACCAACAATAGAAGTGCCTCTAGGTACGATAACACCACCATTAACACTATTAAACTTATAAAGAATATTGTCTTCTTGTGTTAAATCAAAATTAGTGTTTAAATTTAAATCAAGATTAGTCGCATTCGATGTTGTTCCGGAGGGAGAAACAATCTGTGGAGTTCCTGATGTATCTTTAAGTCTAAATCCCGGTCTATTATCAATGTCATGATCACCAGGCATCAAGAGAATTGTAGTTCTCTCAACAAGATCATTATTATTTCCCTTTACATATGAAAATCTTGCTGATTCAAGTAGTGCTCTTTGAATTGTTTTAAAAGGTCTGGCAAGAGAATTACCAGTATTATCAATACTGTCAGTCGAATCTAAATCTGCTGGGCTAACATATAGTATGCGACCTTCTGTGTTCTTAATAAAGTTATCAAGCTTATTGAGTGGCATCTTATTATGATTCCTGGAACATTTCTATGTTTTATTTATCCCAGCAAATCTTCCTCGTCTGTGTGAAATCCAATCAAATCTTCAGGTAAAACTTCAGGATTTGATATCTCTACAGGATCAAAACAGGGGTGTGCTTGTTCCATTATCAGATAATTAGATCCGTTATATACATCATCAATTTCATAACTTTTATTTTTATTTGCTTCATCTACAAGATCTCTATCATACAAATGACCATCGGGCATGTCATCAAATGTAAATGGAATACCATTCAAAAAATACATTTTGACAATTATTTTCTCCTCGTTATACCAACAGTGTTCCGCGCTTACTGTATATGACATAACACTCTTTTCAATTATTTATTGTACAACTTTGAATCAAAGTGCGAGTAGGGAGACTTGAACTCCCACGACCGTAATGGTCAACAGATTTTAAGTCTGGTGCGTCTACCGATTCCGCCATACTCGCAAGGTGGGTGAAGAGGGGATCGAACCCCCGACCGCCTCCGTGTAAAGGAGATGCTCTACCGCTGAGCTATTCACCCGATGAGACAATCATACCAAATATAGTGCTGATTGTCAAGTGGGGGTCGCGAGGATCGAACTCGCCTTAGCCGAATTATGAGTTCGGTGCATTCACCAGATTGCTAGACCCCCCTGATAGGAGTACTGGGAGTTGAACCCAGACTAACCCGTTATAAGCAGGCCGCTCTAACCATTAAGCTATACTCCCAAAAAACACTACTGAGCTTCGTTATTGTTCTCAGTGTATATTCGATAAAGTTCATCATCTGCTGGCATCATAACTGCTGCCTGACCATTATCTCCTACTATACCTATTCGCTCTCCATTTTCCACCCTTTCAAACAATTCGTCAAATCTCTCTTCCCATTCCTGCACGGTGAAAATTTCTATAGTTGGTTTATTTATCATGCTACTGCAAGTTCCGCATACTCAATTTGATCCTCATCAAGGTTCGCAGTCACAACCTCAAGAACACTCATAAATTGATCAACAGTTTCACACTCAACAAACTTCTCATCACCTTGATCACTCAAGAGGAGGAAAGAACGAGAGCAGATGTCGATCACGATACCTTCGACGTACTCGGCAGTGTTGTTCATGGTCTTCTGTTGATTACCTCCATATTATAAGGGATTCTGAGGAAGGTGTCAACTGTGCCGGTCAAGAAACTGGTCAGAGGTTGAACCTGCCTCGAACCTCTTCAAAATTAGTAGTGATTTCTTCTTGTGTCAATGCTCTGTTGTAAACTCTAAACAATGAGAGTTCCATTGGCATTTCGTATGAATAATTAGAAATTGTTCCAGAACCATCATAAAAGTTTCTATTTCCTTCTCTTTCGGTAGGATTATTCGCATATTCCCAGAAATTTACTGACCAGGATTTTGAAGTAACATAAGTTGATGATGAAAGATAAAGAGGATCATTTCCATGAGTAGGTGTTACTGTTCTTACAAGAACACCATCTCTATAATATCTCACATCTGTTCCATCATATATGATTGAAAGAACAGTATCTACACTGTAAGTAAGACCTGTATTAATTGCTGATCCATTTTCATAAATGTATAAAGTATTATTACTAATAAAGTACCAGGCATAATCAATTGTAGTATAATCAGTGCTTGCTAGTGGATCTGCAGTCAATCCAACCATAGATTGATTGCCTAAATCGTGAGATATTGCGGACATGAATGCAGTAGTGTATCCTTGTTGTGAATATACTCTCCCATTCCAAGTGTTATTATCTGTGGTTTTTGTAAATTTATAAGGATTATTGGAATCCTGCGACATATTGGATGTGAGAATTGGATTCCATGAATTTAAGTTGTCTCCAATATTACTTAACTGTTGCAATGATTGCTCAACACCATTAATATAAATTTTATTATTTGTGTAAGAAACATCACTTCTCATTTCAAAGATATAGTGTTTCCATTGACCAGGAAGAACATCTTCTGGTTCCGATGCACCATCTCGATTTAATTGGAGAGAATCAACTTGTTGTTTGGTCAATCCATAAAGATCACCATTTGCCGTTGTATATCCAAGTGCTGGTGGCAGGTTGGCAACCTTTTGACCTGTCCATATAGCATATTTTTTCTCTTTTCCCCAAGAGAATAAAAGATATCCACTTTCATCAGAGGCAGTTTCATCAATTGTCAGTTGTGCCAACATTTCTACAGTGACTGTCGTCGGATTCCCAAATAATGAATCATTAATATCAAAAGATACATAATCTTCCGTGCCATCAAAATTGAAATAACTTCTTTCTGGATATAAGGTATTCTCTACATAAGTTGCTCCAATTATTGATCCGTTATCATCATAATCGTCTCTAGAAATATCATACCAGATACTTCCGCTTCCAAAATAAGAAGAATTGTCAGCAGCATCAAAGTGCAATATTAATCCTTCTTCTACAACAGATTGACCATCCAAATCATTAATTGCGGAAATCGCAGAGACATTTTTAGTTTTTCTTCTATCCTTTTCTGTTTTAGTATTCAGGTATCCCCAATACATCAATTCTTTTTCAGACTTATTATCCTTGATGATGTTTAATTTTTTACGATAAGAATTTCTTTCTGCTCTCAATTCTAAAATTTCATCATACAATATTCTTATTGATGATCCATATGATACACATGATGAGGCATTGGCAGGAGCAGGATGATCACCTAGAGTTTCTGAAATTATTACTGCCGTTCCAAGATTTGATCCACTTCCATCTGTGACAATACCTGTTACAGAAGTATTTCCGGCACCAGATCTTACCTTTATCGCAACAGAATCTTCGACATTTTTATATCCAAAACCAGAATATGTGGAATTAAGAACGACTTTTTGATCTGGTTCAAATGGATTATCTGTTCCATAATCTACTCCAGGACCAGCCATCTTTGTATAAATCTCAACAAATTCGGCATCATTGTTCCATGTTAAAGGAGTAGTGGTTCCAATACCAGGACCAATTCCTCTTGAGAATGTGCTGCATCCTGCACTAAGTGCATTATCAGACAGTGATTTGATTTCAAGTTTTTTGGCGTTAATCAGTCCATTGAGTCTGATGATTTCATTATCAAATGCTTTACAGACTTGTTGAAGAGTCTCTGCATTTTCTTTGAATTCTCTTTCTTTATCATCAACAACTCCTTCATCATAATATTTGTTCTTGTTTTCAATTTTAGTCTGACTCCAAGTTCCATCAGCATTTTGTGTAACTCGAACTTCTTCTCGTGTCAGAAAATTCGTTTCTTTGATGTGCTCCGATTCCATACCAGGAGACTTTCCAGGAATCGATTGTTTATCAAAAGATCCATCAAGTTGATCCTGTTCATTATTTAAAATATTAATAGCTCTTCTTTTTAAACTATCATCAATATTAATTGCCATTATGATGCCTCCAGTGTTTCTATTCTTGATTTCAGTTCAGTAATTTCTTTCTGTTGTTCTTGAACAGCACCAATTAGCACGGTTACTAATCTTCCATAGTCAATACCCTTATATTCTTTGTCATATAAAGGTTCTGTTTTGACTACCTCAGGTATATATTTCTGAACTTCCTGGGCAATTAAACCAATCTGCCTTCCTTCTGGATAATTCTGTCGCAAAGAACTTGGAGTATTTTCTTTCCAGTCATACGAAACTGGATTCAATTGCATCACTTTCGATAATGATGTAGAATCTTCAATTCTTTTAATATTTTTCTTCAATCTAATATCGGAGTGGAAATGAAGGAGATCTAATGGTCTTCCATTATAAGTCCAAAATCCAAGTAGACTTCCTTTTGCAGCAACATTGAGACTTTTTGGTGTAGTTTCTTTGACTCCTGGAGTAATTTTTGAAAATAATCCATTAAGTTTACTTGAAATTGCATTGTATGATGCTTCAAGTGCTCCTAAAGAAAGACTTGATCCAACTTTTATATGAGATCCCAGATTGTTATGAATTCCTGCATGATTTGATAAACCAGTGGCATTGTAACTGAATGGTGCTGTTGGTGAAGGACCAGCAACCAATGATCCAGTAAATGGTGTCAGAACTGCACCAGTTCCAAAATGACCCTTGTATGCTGCCAGTGTTCCACCTTCTATCCAGAAAGATTTAGGAATATTCAGTGCTCCACCAAGAAGTGGATTGACGACATCTAAACTACCAGTTTCTAAGTTCTGAAATGCCATATTTTCCTCCTATTTACAAGTCTCAGCAATGTCAGCAATAAAACTCGCAACCGGACCAGGAAGAAATCCTCCCAGTAAACCGGATAACGGAGAACCCTGCATGATATCCGAGTATAAAAGTCTTAAATATCCTTTTGCATTGATAGTAATGCTGTCAGAAGCAGTCATACAAATTTTTCCACCACCAAGATTGAGTTGTTCATCTGCTTTCATCGTAATATGATCATTGGATTTGATCAGAATAGAACCATCAGTGCCATCACCAACAGTTTCAACGTATATATTTTTTGCAAGTATCTTTACATTACCATTTGGTGCAGATAAAACTAAGTCACCATTTTCACAAACAATAGATTTTGCTATCTGTTCTGATGGGCCTTCTTTATTTTCTTGCTCGACCAATCCCAATCCACAAAGTTCATGATCAGATCCCTGAACTCTTGTCTGCTTATTGCCATCAAGAGTTTGGATTTCGGTGTAATTATTTTTTAAGACCTTAATATAGTTTGTGTTGAGATCTTCACTAACTTTATCTTTTTCACCAACAGGGCCCAAATGCTCCATGCCCCATTCATTACTATAAATTATTTGATCTGGTAAGTGTGGCATTTTAGGTTATACAATCAACAATACGGATAACATCTCTTCTGGTAAATTCTTGCTTCTCTGTAATGAGTTTTTTACCTCTGAGTGTTGTAATGAGATCATCTCGATCACCTGTGAATATTTCTGCTTGAATTTCAACAAAAGCATCACCAGCATCACCAGCATCTTGATCATAATCACCGACAGGAATAAAACTCAATATTGGTTCAATTACTGCACCAACACCAGTGTCACTATTTATTTCAATTTCGGGATACCCAGAAATGCCACATATTTGTTCTGCAATATCAATCGCAATGATTTGCCCCTCCTCGGTCATTCTGACATTTGCATTTAAGTTTGGAACATTTGGAGTGATTTCAATACTATCCTCTGTTGTGTATCCAATTCCAGTGTCTTTTACTCTAAATCCTTTCAAGCAAACAACATAGTCATTTCCAAATTGATTGGAATCATCAAAATTATCAAAATCTGATGGAGGATCAAACTCCGTTCTTCCATCATTAGGAGGAGATACTGTTGGATTTCTTAAAACTACATCAACAACTTCACCATCATCATTAATAATCGTATATCCACTTAAGAATGTATCCTCACAACTATCAGTAAATGTTACGAACGGTGGTCTTGTATAACCCTTTCCGCCAGATTTTAAACTGACACCAATCGATCTTCCAATATTATCAACAACCAATTCACCAACTGCACCTGCTCCCCCACCACCAAAGAACTCCACTGTTGGTGGACCACAACGGAATGAATCAGTATTACAATTTGTGATACTTGATGGAATTGTTCCTGCAGAATCTCCAAGTTTTTCGCCAAAAATTTCAATTCCATCTATAAATTCAGTGGCATCACCGATAATCGATTCTGCTGTCGGAGTCTGACGACCACCCAAAGGAGCTAAGAATGAATCAAATGCATCAATGTCTGCCTTTGTTGGTCCTGCCCATGGACTTGCTTTAAACTCATTAATCTCTGGGCAATTTGGAGGATCACATAAGAAGTTTTCCAGACCAAGAATAAAGTCAAGAGCTTGGAATACATTACCAGTAATGCTTGCGATACCACTCAAAAGATTATTAATATCCTTCAGAACCGGACCAATTGAACTATCGACAATTGCTGCAACATTATTAACTAAAGCATTAGTAAATTGTTGTGCTGCACAGAAGGGTGCATTGACCATTTTTCCAATCAGTTCAAATAAGAAATCCCCAACAAGATTTGCAAGTCCTTTTGCAATATCCTTAAACTTACAGAAAATAGTATCAACAACCTGCTGAATAACTGTGTTTTTAATCGATTTTGCAACTGTAGGAAGAAGTTCATCAATAAGTTTTTCAATGCCCTTACGAATCTGATCTAATAAAAAATCCCGAAGGCGATTGATGAGAGTTTTAAGAACTGCCGATATAATTTTAGTCGCATTTCTGATTAAACTCGTAATGTTTTGAAGTTTGTTTATTGTTCCGTTTACATATAATTCTCCATAACCTTTTATTCTCTTAAGTTCGTTAAAAAAGTTATGAAGTGCGATATTAATCTTATTTAATTCTGTATTTGCACAAGGATCAGGAAGTGGTTGTTTTTTATTTCCATCTTTAATTGCGGCATTAATAGCAGCAGCATATCTTGCCTTTTCTGTATCTGGAGTCTTAGAATGATTCATCCCCTTCTCGGTTTCCCGAGCATGAGATTCTAATAATCTAGCATGTGCATCGTTATGTGGCATTAATTATTTCCTCCGTGTTGATATTTATCAGGTCTTTGCAGAATTAAACTCACTTTTTGAAGGTTGTGCAGAAGAATTGGGTTTACTTCCACCAGATACTTCTCCAACATTTGGAGTTCTACCACCGTTATATCTACCGACTCTTTTTCCGAGAGTTGTGCCATTTTCACATCGCAGTATTTCATAATAATTCTCATTATTACCAAGAACTTGAGTAATAACAGGAATCTGACAATCTTCATCCATAAAGAATCCAATGACCCATTCACCACCCCATAATCCTGTCGATTGGGCATTGCGATTTCCATGTGTGGTTGGTTTTGCAACAATTGCCCAAGGTAAATCAGAATCCAACAATTCAGTAGAATCATCATTACTAGACATTGGGTGCATTCCAGGTATCCTAACCTTTACCCTATCACCATGAACATCTTCCCAAATTCTTGGTTTAGAGTGTTGATTTTGGCAGGGAGGAACTTGACCCAGAAACCACTTATTATTACCAATATCGTATCCTAGATTAGATTTCATCTTTATTCTTTGCTGATGTATTTACCATAAGTATCACGAACAAGAGTCATTGATGTGAAGGATCGTTCAGTATCATAATGATGACATAAATCCAAAATCATATAATTTCCACTCTCAACAGGATCGGTATCTCCCTGTTCCTTCTTTCCTGGTGAGATAATTTCTAATTCACATTTAACTACATCTCCTGCTTTGAGATTTGGATTACAAGGAACTTGCATCTTTACCATTTGTGTAAACAGAAGATTGTACCTCATCTGAACAACACCTTGATAGGTATTTACATCACCTTGATTTGTTTCTTTGATTTCTGGAGATAATGCTCCAACGTCTTTTATACTGTATAACACTCTAGTATACTTCATATTATCTGGTCTTGGCACTGTCGTCTTTCCCAGAGCATTTTCTAAATCTTCAAGATTAAAATTAATCTCCTCTTCTTTAAATGTTTTTGGATTAAAAAGCACTCTACGATTTGAGAAAACTCCGGATTTAAGAGCATTAATTAAGTTTTGATTCTTATTAATGGTAAATGAAAGAATCTTAAAATCATTTGAATTGTCACTTACACTACTTTTATTAACACCAGTGCGGAAATACTCTGCAACTGGTTCTTGATTAATCAAATTATCAATTGCTTTAAACTTATGTCCATCTTTTGTTTCATAAAAGAAAAATCCAGGAGATCCTTTTTCCGGTGCAGACTTTGATGCCAACATACAAATAACATCAAAAGGAGATCTGTTATTTCCTATAAAAGGATACTTATTTGATGTCTGATCCAAATCAAGTTTATCAAGTTTTAAAATATTTTTTGCAATAGAATCCACTATATTCGTATTATTAGTGTGCTTCGAATAATTCTTTTTGACGTGTGTTTCCTGATTCTTAATTGCAGATCTCGAAACTAAACTTAGAATCACAGATTCGCGATTTGATTCTTGGTCTGGATTTGATGATCCATTTACGTATAGTGAAGTGTTTTCAAAATTTAAAACCCCAAGTGCTGATGAGATCTTAAATCTAACCTCTTCAGATCCTGTTATGGGCAGTGCATTGTATATTGTTCCTGGTCTTTCTTGAGTATCATATTCTTTATCATACTTAGCCGGCGATTGACCATCCTCAACTAAACCACTATCAACAAATGACATTGTGGCAGTAACATTTGGAGACAATAAACTCTCGTAGTAGTCAAAAGATGTTACTTTTGATGCTAATGAATAATCCTTTCCATTCTTACTGATGGTCAATACTTCATATTTTGGTGCTAATGCTGGATTTGACATTTATATTATGCGCTCCATATTGATGGAAGTTGTGGTTGCGATATTGATGATGACTTCGATTTCATCGGAACTGGCATCATATAAGGAACAGTCTGTATAGTATTTACCCTTTGAAATGCAACAGTCGTAGAACCACCACCTCTTCTAGGATCTCTTTGATTTAATACTCTTGCCTGATCACCTTTATTATTGGGTACTGGTGTTATTTTTGGTTGTGGTTTTGATTTTTTAATTAAATCTAGAAGATCTTCATATGCCTTATTAATGCCGTCAGTATCATATACACCTCTACCACTTGTGGTTTTGAGAGATGCAAATTGACCTGCAAGTCTATCGTTGAATTGTTCTGCAGTAATTCTACCATTAATGAATTGCTGATATCCAGCCATATTCAAATAGTAATCCGCCATTCTATCCTGATTTTCTTTATTAAATTTTGCCGTCAAAGGAACACCTGTTTTACTTGCTGCAACTTCTGGATATAACATTTGATATGCACCAACAGCAGCACTTCTTTGCGTTTCAGGAATACCAAGTCTTCTTTGATGTGCAATATAATCTTTTTGATATTGTACAACTTGATTAATACTCATATTTGTTATATCTTCATTTCTTCTTGAGAATCCATCCAGATATGCTCTGAAAGTTGCTCCATAATCATTGCCAGATTCTGCTCTCCTAATTGCAGTTTTTAAATCGGGAGCAGAACTGGTGGGTGATGTGGATTGTCCTCTAACAGATTCTTGTAAAGCAGCGTTTTCTGCAGCATCTTCACGGAATGATGCCATACCACTTCCACGTTCTGTTTGTCTGACTAATTCTTCTTTTGATGATGGGGTGTCTGTTTTAAGAAAATTTCCAGCAGTTCCTTTTCCACCCAGTGCCTTATCGATAGTATTAATTAGATCACCAAAACCATTGTAGGCATCTTCTACTTTTTTGAGTGTTCCACTTTGTAATTTGCCACTATCATCAAACTTTGCAAAATCATCAAAAGCACCTTCTTCTGAGTACGGTCCAGTAAAAGAATCAAATAATCCAACAGCAGCATCTTTTACACCACTCAAAAAATTTCCAATTGTATCAAAAAGTTCTTTATTATCTGCATAGAATTTTTTACCTTCCTTCACTATCCCATCTGCAGCGTTAACTAAGATTCCACCAATCAATAAACCACCAAAATTAAATAACTTATCAAGTAAACTCATTGATGAAGTTTTTATTACTTGCTCACCTGCATCTTTTTTTGATTTTTCTGCCTTTTTTACTTCTAATTGTTTTTCTCTTTGTTGTTTTTTCTGAAAACTAATCTTTCTTTTCTTATTGTCCTCTTTTTTGGCACTTAATTTTTCCTTCCTTTTATTTTCTTTTACAAGAAAACTATGAATATTGGTGACATTTAATTTGAGTTGTTCGACCTGTTTTGTTTGTGTCATCTACTTATACCGTTATTCCATATAACATTGGAGTCAATTGACGATATGGATCTGCAAGATTTACACTAGAAACTTCAGGAACTTCTGTAGCAGGTCCACTTGGAACTGGAATCTCTGGTGGTGGTAATTGATTTGTAATTGGTGGTAATTCTATCATATTAATACTACCTTCTCCCATATCAGAAGAAAGTGTTTGAACAATTTTTTCTGTTCTCATATTATTAACAATTGATCCATTAATATTTGGAGAGAAGATTTCTGGTCCTCTTTCTCCCACCAAATATGTATTTCCTGCCATTACAGGACCACCCATTGCTCTTGGTTCTGGTAATTCTCCCGATTTTTTATCAAGATTGTCTATTTTTAATTTTTCACTTTTCCAAGCATCAAATGCATTCAATTGTGCGGGTGTGGCATAAAGTTTTCCTGTATCTGGATTTATAGACCCAGTAGTGAGATTACCAAATTGTCCGGTTCTTTGATCTACACCTTGTCGAAACATTTGAAAATATCCACCTTCTGGATTTGGCGCAAGCAACATAGTCTCTTTAGATGTAGGACTAGATGGTTGAGCAACTCCTGCTTCATTTAATTTTTCATTATTATCTTCATACAATTTTCGATATTCTTCTCCACCAGCAGTTATATCCTTTATTTTATTTGCTATTGCAACTATACCAGCTGCTGTCCCTGCAACTGCTAATAATTTTAAAACAACCGGATTTCCTAAGAGAGCAAGAACAGATCCTATCGTTGTTATTGCTGCTGCTACTTTAAGTATTGCACCTACAGCAATTATAGTTCCAAATATATTTGCCAATAACTTCCAGTTTTCTTTTAAAATATTAAAGATCTTGGTTATTTTTTTCTGATTTTCTTCATCTTTAAACCATTCAAAAGCAGCATTGGTTGCAATACCTGCACTAAGTAAAGTAACAAACTCTAAAATCTTATCAAAAATTCCACCAATCGGTTGAACTATTTTAAGTGCTACTTTTCCAACTGCCTTACCAATACCTTTGGCAGTTTTTTCTAATACACTTTCCTCTTTTTTAAGTTTTCTCTTGGATTCTGCTGCACTTTCTCTTCTTCTATTTTCTTTCTCTTCCTTCTGTTCATTCTGTGATTGAAGAGCAAGTTGATTTTGTATGTCTACAAGAATCTTGTTTGTTTCTACTAGACTACTGTTAATGTCTCCTGCAGTCGATTTTTTACCTGCATTTTGTTGTTTGATTTGTGATATATTTTTCAGTCTTGTTATTTTTTCATCTTGAACTTCTTGAGACTTTACAAGAGAGTTGATTGATATTCTATTCTTTCTTACAATCTTTGCAAGAGTTCCTACTTTAGAAGTTCCTCCCTTACCAACTCCACCCAAATCAGATCCACCACCAGATAATGGACTCTTGATGGTAGAAACATTTAACTTAGGTGTTTTTATGTTGGTACTATCCACTTTGCTGTTGTGCCTTTAAGTTTTCCTCTTCAATATATTGTTGGAGTAAGATTAGATAAATTTCCCTCTCCCACGGAATCATATTTTCTAACTCTGTTAATGAATATTTATGATGCTGTAGCAAGGCAAAATTGATTTTGTAGTATGACTCAAGACTCGTATGAGCCATACTCAACTGAAAAAACTTGCCAATCCCTCAAGAACAACCTCAGATTCAACTCCGGTATTTGGATTCTTCACAGCAATTGCATGTGAAAGTTTTGGCATCGTGGTGAAGAACTTCTCAATTTGCTTGAATTGCTTAGTATTCAACTGCTCAATAAATTCATCAAGTTCTTTCTTAGAATAGTCAGATGCATCCCAACTT